TTTCATCAAGTGTAGAAGTAATATTAAAAATAAATATTATAAAAAATATCCCATAAATAATTAAAAAAATGTTCTTTTTCTTGTTATTTATTTTGGATTGAAATATTACTACCGGGATTAATACAAACCAAAATAATATAATTAACCACCCACCCCACCATGTTTTGTACCAAACTTTTTTTTCTTCCACTTAAATCACTCCTTTATTCATCATAATACATGTACAATAAAATTATTCCTATAGAATAATTATCTTTTTTAATAAAACCTTCTATTAATTTTTCAGCATATCTAGGATGTAAATTTATATTGAATACTAAATAATTTTTCAATCTTAATTTTAAAGCTGGCAAAGTTATACCAAAATCATCCATAAAATTTTCAACTGAATATTTATCCCGAAAAGCTTCTTTTAATGCAGAATCAGTAATTAACATATATGATGAACAGATATCAGCTCTAATTTCTCTAAATTGATCAGATGAATTATATCCTCTATTTGTTAATACATCCGTAAAATTTTGTGACACACAATTATTAACATCTATATCAACTTGTGCGTGAGTTATTTCATGTAATTTTGTAAAATTTTTTCTGCCTGGTACCATACTAGAATTACAACCTATAGCTATCATACCATTCTCATATAAAACTGAACCAGCTAATAATTTTTTAAGTTTCCCAGAAATAGGAACTTCTACAAAAGAATATCCTAGAACGTTTTCACAAAAATCAAAATAATTATAGTATCGTAATTCCTTTTCGTTCAAATAAAAATTATTCATTACTTGCGTAATAAATGGTTTTATTGAATTTATCATTTCGAAATATTGAGTTCTGGTTATACATAACCCTCTATATTTCATGAATTTTTTCGATTCAAGCACTGGCATTGATGTTCCCCCTTTTTATTTTTTATCCCTTTTATTCTTTATTGCTAATTTTAACATATCAGTATATTTTTCCAGTTCTTCTCTTACTTCTGTAATTTCATCATCTGTTAAATCTGATGTGTCAATTCTAAAATAAGAAATTAATTCATCCTCAGATAATTTATTTTGTTTATTAGATGTAATATTTTTTTCATACTGATATTTATTTTGAATATTACTTTTCCCAAGTAACCAGTCCATGTCAATATTAAAAAAATCGGCTATATTCTCAAGAGTTTCAAAACTAGGTTCACGAGCTCCACGTTCATACATTCCAATTGTTGAAACTGCTAAATTTAATTTTTTTGCAATTTGTTCTTGTGTCATATTTTTTTGAAGTCGTATTTCTCTTAATCGTTCTCCAAAATTAGATTTTTTCATTGTTTTCACCTCAATCTGATTATATCACATAACGTGAAAAAGTCAACAACAAAATCACATTTAGTGATAAAATAATTTTTTATTAATTTAATTTTTATTGACTTTAACACAAAACGTGTTATAATATTAACACGAAAAGTGAGGTGAGAATATGACATTAAGAGAAAAATTAATTCATCTTAGAGGTGATAAAACTCAAAAAGAAGTTTCAGAAGCTATCGGAATAAGTACTTCCACATTAGGAATGTACGAAACGGGGGAGAGAATACCTCGTGATGAAATAAAAAAGAAAATAGCAAAATATTACGATGTATCAATTGAATATCTTTTTTTTGAATAGAAATAACACATTCTGTGTTAAAAAGAAAAGAGGAGGAAAGTAAATGTACGAACTGATTAAAGTACAGACAAATGAAAATAATGAACAGGTAGTGAGTGGAAGAGACTTACATAAATTTTTGGAAGTGGGAACTAGATACAACGACTGGATAAATAAAAGAGTTAAGGAGTACGGATTTATTGAAAACATTGACTTTGTAGCTATTACTCAAAAAAAAGTAACAGCTCAAGGGAACGCAAGCGAGTATATAGACCATCTTTTAAAAATAAATATGGCAAAAGAACTAGCTATGATCGAGAACAATGAAAAAGGAAAAGTGATAAGAAAATATTTCATAAAATGCGAAGAAGCTTGGAATAGTCCAGAAATGATATTGAGTCGTGCTAATCAATTAAGTGCAAGAATGATTGAAAACTATACTCAAAAAATATCAACTTTGGAATTTACTATACAACAACAAGCACCAAAAGTACTTTTTGCAGATGCTGTAGCAACATCAGATACAAGTATTTTGATTGGAGACTTAGCAAAATTAATTAAACAGAACGGAGTAGACACAGGACAGAAAAGATTGTTTGGGTATTTAAGAGAAAGTGGCTATTTAATGAAACAAGGGTCTAGCACAAATATGCCAACACAAAAAGCTATGAATTTAGGGCTGTTTGAAGTAAAAGAGAGAACTATAAATAATCCCGATGGTTCAGTAAGAATAACTAGAACTACTAAAGTTACTGGAAAAGGTCAACAATATTTTATCAACTTATTTTTGGGAAATAAAGAATAAAAGAAAAGAGGTGATTTAATAACATGAATAACATGGAGAACAAAAATAATAATGATAAACAGCCTGACAACATTTTCAGACGATTACCTGAAAATTTTAAACTTCCTAATAATTTATCTGAAGAACAGAAAGAAAAAATTATAGTAGCAATAAAAAAAAGCACTCCCATAATTATCACAGGACAAACAGGTAGTACTGGGAAAACATATTTAAAAGATTATCTTAACAGTCTAGGAGTAATTGCTTATGAATTATGGGAATGTGAAGTTATTGAATTGAATAATGTAATTATTTAGTAATTAGTCGGTATTGTTTGATAATTTCTTTAATCCTTTTTCTGAAATATTAAAATACCAGTTTGGACTTGAAGGATGACACTGCTTATATTTATAACCTAATTTAAGCATAGCTCCTTTCATATAAAGTACAATCCAATATATTATACCCTGAAAGGAAGAAAAATCAAAAAAGGAGTGATGAAAATGAATGCGAACGTGCCACTGGAACTGGTGGCTGAAAAAATAGGAGAATGTGTGGATTTTGTGAGAATAAATCTACAGCAGGGAACTTTATTAGTGGATGGTATACCGATTGGGTATGCTTACAAAAAAAAGGAAGAGAACAAAAATTATAGTTATGTAGTAGATCCGATAAGATTTGCAAAATATCTGGAACAGTTAAAAAAAGCAAATGAAATATTGTATGGCACTGTATAAAAATGAAACTAACAAATAAAGGAGGAAATGAAATGACAACTAGATTCAAAAAAATATCGCTATGGTATTCAATATTTATACTTACATTAGTTTTAAATCAATCTAATGCTGCAAGAAAAGACAATGTAGTTATAACTGTTATTTATGGTCTATGGATATTATTAGTGGCTATAACATGGATATATTTTAAGGAAGGAGGTGGGAATGATGTCTGATTTGGAAGGGATTTATTACGAAGAAGAGGATTACTATATGATTCTCGATGAACTTTATAAAGATGGAAAGGGAGGTGATTAATAATGAAAGCAGAAACAAGACTTTTAAAAAATGTACCAGTAGGTATCAACGGGAAACTGCATTATGCAGATATAAAAGTATATCATGATTTGCCTAAAGCTGGATTAGAATTACTTAGAAAATTTAAAGAACTCCCATTAAAATATCAGAAAAAAGCATTGAGATATATTAATAAGAATTACGGTTTAAAAAAGAAAAAAGCCGATACTGACAATATCGACTTCAAAAACTAACAAAACTAATATTAACAATAGAAGTATAGCACTTAGAAAGGAAAAATGCAATATGGTAACTGGTAATTTAAAAATAAATGCAAAATCAAAAATAAAATCAAATGCAAATAATCTGCCCATTGAACGGGAAAAAGCTATAGAGAACAGAATAAAAAATTATCTCAAAAAAAATAATATATATTATTTTAAAGTGCATGGGAACGGATTTCAGAGAGTAGGTATCCCTGATATAGTCGCATGCATAAACGGAAAATTTACAGGAATTGAAGTAAAGCGACCAGGTGGAAAACCTTCCCCTTTACAAATAGCAAATATAGAGCATATAAGAAATAATGGAGGAAGTGCAGAAATAGTATATTCATTTGAAGAAGCTAAACAGTTTATTGATTCAGTATTAGAAAAAAAGGACAGTGTTAGGGAAAGGACAAAATAAATGATAGATAACAGAATGTTATATAACTATCAGAAAGAAGTACTGGAATCAAGCGATAAAAATTATATCTATCCTCTTGATACAGGAACTGGAAAAACACTGATAGGATTACACCATTATCTGAAATATGCAGAAGGAAAGAAACTGTTAATTGTAGCTCCAGCTGCAAAAGTAAAAGAAAAAGGCTGGGAAAGGGAAATAACCAAAATAACAGAATATTACCAACTCAGTCCAATAATAAATCAGATAATATCTTACGAAAGCCTTCATAAAGTAGATATTTCAGATTTATCAGATACTTACATCATATATGATGAATGCCATTATGCTAAAAATTATAAGGCAAAACGTTCTAAACTGGCATTAAAAATCTCAAGATTAGCATATGGATTTGTACTACTATCAGCAACCCCGGCAAGTAATGGATGGATTGATACGGTCAACTACTTTGTAATGATGGGATTATATCCAAATTCAACAAGAATGCTAAGAGAAAATGCAATCTATGAAGAACAGTATTTTGGGATAACTAAAGTAAAAAAAATATCAGGTTGGAAAAATGAAAGACTTCTGAAGGCACTTTTTAACAAGATATCCTCAAGAGCATTAAAAAAAGAAGAATGCCTTGAATTACCTGGAATAACATTTGAATGGGTGCATTTCAAAGAAAGCAAGGCATATAGAACAATTAAAAAGGACAGAATATATGAAAATGAATTATATGACACAATGTCCAAACTGATAGCAGGATTAAGATTAAATACTAATATACAGGACAAGCTTAATTATCTGAAAATGTTAAGAGAATCAACCGAAGACAATATCCTTATATTCTATAATTTTGAAAAGGAATATGAAGAAATATCAAAAATATTGAAAGTAGATTATGTTGTAAAAGGTGGAAAATACCATATTCCTGAACATTCCGAATTCAAAAAAATAAAAAATACAGTAACATTAGTACAAATTCAGGCGGGAGCCGCGGGAATTGAACTCCAGTACTGCAATACAGTAATATTCTTTACCCCGACATGGAGCTATCAGAACTATGAACAGGCACTAGGAAGAGCATATAGAAATGGACAAGAGAACAAAGTAACAGTATATAAATTCAGAGCTGATGGAACAATAGAGGAAGATGTATACGAGGCACTGGAACAGAAAAAGGACTTTACAGAGCAATTATTTTTAAGAACACTAGGTAATATCCATCAAACTGGTTAAAAATTGATAAATCAAAAACTAATAAAACTAATAAAACAGGAGGAAAACAATGTTACAAGAAGCAATAGTAAATATATTAATAAACAAAATGAAAGCCCAATATGATTTGGATCACTATGTTATAGCTGAAAAACATATCAAAAAGGACAGTATAAAAATAAAATTTGTACTGGGAACTGTAAGCAATACGGTTGAACGTAAGAAAGTATCCAATGGAAATGTAGCTTATTACAACATACTGGATAAGAGCTACAGAGAACAGGTTACAGAGAACAGTTTTGTACAGAAGTATCAGGACAGAGAAAATTTTAATGATATGGGTGACTGGACAGAAGAACAGATTAAGACATTATGTGAAGATATAGCTGAAGAAATAATAATAGAAAATACAAATAAGGAAAATAAAGGCAATCAATATTATGGAAATTCTAATAATACAATGAGGGACGCAGAAATTGTTGAAGATGAGGAAGATGAGGAAGAGGAGGAAGGAAATGAATAATACAGAAAATAACTACAATACTGATGATAAGAACGTAACTGAAAATAGGGAAAAATATGTAGGAGGAAGTGACCTCCCAGCATTACTTAATATAAGTGACTACAAGACACAATTTGAACTGGCAAAAGAAAAAGCCGGGATAACTAAAATAGAAAATATTGGAAGTGAATATACGAAATATGGGCATTTAATGGAACCTCATATAAGGAAATATATAAACAATAAATTTGGATATAACTTTGCCCCGGCTACTAATATTGATAACAAATTAGGTATAAGAAGCAACTGTGACGGACTGGATCCTGAAGCAAAAACTTTACTTGAAGTTAAAACAAATAAAGGTGGTCTGGAAATGGAAGACCTTGAAACATATATAGTCCAGATTCAGTTATATTTATATCAGTTCAATGTTGAAAGGTGCATTCTTACACAATATAAGAGACCTGAAAATTTTTACAGAGGAATTCTTTTTGAAGAACAGTATGATGATAAATATTTCAATACTGAATTCTATCCGGATAACATTACAACAATAACTGTTATCAGAAATGAAGAAAAAATTAAGAAAATACTGAATGAAATATCATTATTCTGGAAAAGGGTAGAAAAACTGAAAGAAAATCCTGAAATGACAGAAATAGAATATTATACGTCGGTTCCAGTGAACGGTCTTAAAAAAATAGATTACCAACAGGAGCTACAGAAAGTTGAAGTACTTGAAAATAAACTGATTGAAATGAAAAAAATTGAAGATGAAGTAAAAAAAGGAAAAGAAAAACTATATGAATTAATGGATGCAGTAGGGCTTAAATCATTCCACACTGACAAAATAATAATAAATAAAATAGCACCAGGTAAAAGAATATCGGTTGACAGTGCCAAACTTAAAAAAGAAGAGCCTAAAATATACGAAAAATATATTAAAATATCTAACATAAAAGGATATGTAAAAATAACAGTCAGAAAAAATTCAGAAGAAAAACAGGACATACAGAGAGAAATACTGGTATCTGAATCACTAAAAAAATTAGGATTATAATAGGAGGACAAATGAGCATATTGCCAAAAAATATAAATAAAGAAATCGATCTTACCCCGAAAATATTTCTGATATGGGGAGAATCAATGAGCGGAAAAACTTATCTGGCACGACAGTTTCCGAATCCATTAATAATAAATACCGATGGAAATGCAAAAAAAGTAAATACTCCCAGTGTTGAAATAACTAAATTTACAGAATTTATAGAAGTAATAGATGCACTGGAAAAAGAACAGCATGATTATAAAACAGTAATAATAGATTTAGTGGATGATATTGAAATAATGCTTACTAACTACATATGCGAACAGTCAAAAGTTGAAGCACTGGCAGATATCGGATTTGGAAAAGGATTTGCTAAATTCAACCAGGTGTGGAAAAACTTAATGATGAAATTATCGCAGATGCCTTATAACATAATATTTATAAGTCATTTAATGAACAGTACAGATGAAAATGATAATCCTGTACAGGTTCCAAGTCTTCCACAAAAACAGTTAAATGCATGTCAGGGAAGATGTGACTTGGTAATTCAGACAAGAAAACTAGGGACAAAATATATTGCGACAGTAACTGCAAAGAGAGACCAATATACTGAAGAAAATATAAAAGACAAACAGATACTAAATATATTAAAACCAGTAATGGGATTATTCCCAAGAGTACCAGTTAAAGGAGTTCCTATTATTGACGGAGATATTAAGCTTGATAAAGACATGAGTAAAGAGAACAGTAATACAATTAATGCAAATAAAACAGCAACAAATAACACAATCAATACAATCAATACAAATAAAATAACAGGAGGAAATAAATAATGGGAATAATGGACTTATTACAGGAAATAGAATTAGAAGGATATAATGCATCAGAAGATGTAGCCAGTGAATTTGAGAATCTGCCCGATGGGGAATATGAAGGATATATAAGTGATTTTACTTACAGAGTAAACGATAAAGGGACAGAATGGTTCAGTTTTGAAATAACTATACCTACTGAAAATAACAGAAAATATTGGGCAAATTTATTTTTATCAGGAAAAATAGCAAAGGTGAATCTAAAGAAAATGCTACACTACATATATAAGCTATCTGGAGTAGCAATGGAAAGTATGGATTTTGCGGATCCTGAAGCAGGAGCAGCAATAGCTAAGGAACATGTAAGCGGAGTATTCGTATATTTGACACTTAAAACAAATAAAAATGATTTCCAATCATTCACAATGGAACGTTCTGATGGAAATTAATATCTGAATATTAAACATTAAATAATAAACATCAAATAATAAATATAAAGACTATAAGACTATAAAGGGGAGAATAACATGTAATAAATTCTCCCTTTTATAAAAGGAGTAGCAATGGAAAGTATGGATTTTGCGGATAAACAGTTAGCATTTTATGACTTTGAAGTATTTGAACAGGACTGGCTGGTAGTAATAAAAACATCTGCAGGAGTTACATATAAGATACATAATAATATAGAGGAATTAAAGGAAGTAGCAAAGAATATATCATGCTGGGTAGGATTCAACAACTATTTCTATGATGATTATATTTTAGCTGCATTGCTCCTGAATACTAAAAACATAAAAGAAACATCTGACTATATAATCTACGGAGAAAAGCTTAAAAAATTAAAAACATTAGTAAATAAATTTCCAACACTTGACTGCATGCAGGAACTTAATCCTAACAACAGTGTGTCATTAAAGGAAGTTGAAGCAAATCTGCTTGAAAATATACATGAAACCCCTATTGATTTCAAAATAAGAAGAAAACTTACGGAAGATGAAGTGGAAGAAGTGTTCAAATATTGCGAAAATGACGTCATAGCGACGAGTAAATTATTTGAGATACGTAAGGATTACTTTGATTCTAAAATGGACATAGTAAGGCAATTTGGGCTTAATAAAGAAGATGTTAGACTGACAAGGGCAGCACTTGCGGCTAAAGTTTTAAGATGTCGGAAAAAACGGCTCCCTAATGATGAATATAATTTCAGATATGTTCCCGGACTGGATTTGAATAAAATCCCGCAGGAAATAGTAACATTTTATGAAAATATAAGAAATGATTTTTTAGATGGAGCAGATCCAGAAGAATTAAAAACAAGAGGACTGTCATTAAAAGTTGCAGGAGTAGATCATGATTACAAATTTGGGGGACTTCACGGAGTAATAAATAATTTACTTTATGAAGGTCCGATATTATGTGTAGATGTAGGCTCGTATTATCCAAGTCTTATGATAAATTTTGACTTTATAAGCAGAGCTTCAGAAAGTCCGGAACTATATAAAAATCTATATACTAAAAGAATGGAATATAAGGCAAAAAAAGACCCGAAGCAACAGATATATAAAATACTTCTTAATGCTACATTCGGAGCAAGTAAATTTAAAGGAAACGATTTATATGATCCGGTACAGGTAAATAATATATGCATTAATGGTCAATTGCTTCTGACTGATTTAATAATGGACTTAAAGGATTTAACAGTAGTCATTCAGAGCAATACTGACGGAATATACTTTGCATATGATCCAAAAAATTTAAATGAAATTATTAGAATCTGTAAAGAATGGGAACAGAGATATAATCTTACCCTGGATTATAAATACGCAAACAAAATAATTCAGAGGGATGTCAATTCTTACGCTATAAGATTTGAAGACGGAAAAGTAAAGGCAAAAGGGAGATTTAAATACTTCAAGGGTGGAGAATTTGACAGAAATAATCTGGCAATAATAGACAAGGCAATGACGGACTACTATATCAATGACATCCCAATATCTGAAACTTTAATAAATGAGTATAGAAATAATAATATGAGCCTATTCCAGCAGATAGCTAAAATGGGAAAAACCTATTCCCAGATTAAACATGTTGTAAATAATGAATATCAGGATGTACAGAAGATAAACAGGATATTTGCCACTCATGATAAAAAATATGGTGGAATATTTAAAATAAAAAAAGATGAAGAGACTGGAACTGAATCTTATCAAAAAATAGCGAACGCTTCAGATAATGTGATAATTCATAATGAAGATATTGCAACATTTGATAAAGGTAAACTGGATTTAAAATATTATAAAGCACTGATAGAAAAAAATATGTTTAAGGAAAGGAGGGCCTCAAATTGCATGGAACTGGAAACGATAAAAAAACAACCGATAATAACCGGAAAGGAACTGAACAAATTGACAGAGAAAATGAAGAAGGAAGAGAATCAGATGAAACTGTTTTAGAAGTAAATCTTGCAAAGATTCTGAAAACAAAATACATTGAACTGAAAGATAAGAAACCAGCACATTCATTTGATGTATTTGTTGAAGATATATCCACTGTAAAAGATGCTGGAATTATTATACCAAAGGATATAGTTGTTGTGGATTTTGACTCAAATTACAGTATCGCTACAAAAATACTTAACAAATATTCTACACTGGCAATAAAAACAACAAGAGGTATGCATCTGTATTATGAAGTTCCTGATTTTCTTACCAATAATACAAAGATAGTTACAGCAATCGGAGTAAAGGTAGACTACAAGACAGGTAATAACAAAAAAAAGGCCCTTGCCGTAATTAAACAGAAAGGTGTATTAAGAAAAATTATAAATACAGTAAAGAACAGGAATGAAATCCCAGAACTTCCGTATGAATTATATCCACTATTCCGAGAAAAGAATGAGCTTACAGGACTTGCGGAAGGAGATGGAAGAAATAACTGTCTTTATAAACATATTTTAAATATCCTTGAATCGGTAATACAGGAAGTTGAAAATGTTGCCGAGATAGTGGAATTCATTAATAATAATGTATTTGAAGAACCTTTGCTGGAAAAAGAGCTGGTGGCAATAATTAAATCAGCTTACGCCAAACATATGAACAATCAGAATACGGAAAATAAAAATGACTTCTGGAGTAATGGGAAAATTGATGTACATAAACTGGCAGAATATATTACTAAAATACTGGATGTAAAGCTATATAATTCATTTCTGTATTATAAAAAAGGTGAAAAATATAAAATGAATGTAAATGATTCAATTTTCAGGGAAATATACAGAAATAAGGAAATAAGTCTAAAACTGAAAAAATCACAGGACAGTGAACTGAAACATCAGTTAGCAAAAACAGCTGAAGAAATAGATGAAAATCAATATTTTCCAGTACAGTTCAGAAATGGATTTATTCTTGATGCAGGGGAAATAGTATCCATGAGTGGAGTATTTACACCATTTAATCTGGAAGTGGACTATGTTCCCGATGCATATGATGAAAATGTGGATAAATTTATAGACTGGTTTGTAACGGATCATGCCACAGGAGAATGCAGAAAAGATTTAAGAATGGTACTTGAAGAATTGTTAGGACATATTTTAATGACATCTGCATTTCCTCACAAGGTATTTTTCCTTGTGGCTAACAGCGGAAGCAATGGTAAAAGTACATTTTTAACCATGCTCAGTAACTTTGTAGGTGAACTTGGAAGTGCACTGGCACTGGAAGAGTTCAACAAGCCTGAAAACACTTATACCCTGCTTGGAAAGATTGCCAATCTGGGAGATGACATTGATGCCAATCATATAAAATCTTCCAGAACATTTAAAACTCTTGCTGCAGGAAATAAAATAATGGTAAAAAAGTTATATGAAATGCCGATTGCCATGAATAATACAGCTACACTGATATTTTCATGCAATGAAGTACCAAATTTTAAAGATAAATCGGGAGGAATTAACAGAAGACTGGCAATAATACCGTGTGATAATGTGGTTACTGAAATAGATTTAAAAATAGACCAGAAATTGAGTACTGACAATGCTAAATCATATCTTTTAAATCTAGCAATCAAAGGAATGAAAAGAATAGTTGCTAATGGAGGAAAACTTACGGAATCTGAAACTGTAAACAATGTAGTTAAAGATTACATCATTGAAAATGATTCAGTACTGTCATTCCTTGAAGAATTTGAAACAGAAAAAAACAGTATTGAAAATCTTACAACTAAATCAGCATATATGTTTTATGAGGAATTCTGCGAAGACAGTGGACTAAAAGGATATTCCCAGAACAAATTTACACGAAAGCTTAAAGAACTTGGATTTGATATAGCTGTAAAATTTGTAAAAGGAAAGACACAAAGAGTAATAGTTAAAAAAGATGCAGGGGAGAGTTGATAGAGTGGGTAATGAAAATAGTAAAAATATTAAAGATAGTAATAAACCACAGTTCATACAGATAAAATGTTATAACTGTGGGAAAAAATTATTAGAATTCAGATTAAAAGGCTCCCTGCATCTGAAATTAAAATGCAAAAAATGTAAGAAAATAAATAAGATTAATATTAAATAACTTAAATGAGTACTGGAGGAATAAGAATGGAAAAAGAAGCAGTATTAGAAATAGAATTCCAGCCTGTTTTTGACAAATGGGCATGGAGAATTACAAAACAGAATGAAGAAATATTAAAAAGAGGAGAGTTCGTAGATAAAGAGATAGGTGTTAGTTCTATTTGTTTTTCAGATTTTTATAGGAGAAGAAAAGTTTTATTTCTGAGGGGGTCTTTTAACAGTATGGATGATAAAATTAATATTTGCACATCAGAAGAAAAAGCATTGATAGAAGAAAAATTAAAAGCTATCAATGAAAAATACTGCGTTAAAAAACGTTGGAGAGCAAATAAATATGGATACTATCATTTTTTAGGTAATATTTTTGAAATATGTGAATCAACTGAAATGGGATTTGTCGAAGATATTGAAAGATATCGAGATGGTAACTATTTCAGAACAAAAGAAGAGGCTGAAGAATATGCTGAATACATGAAAAAGAAAAGTCTAGAATGGCACGAAATGAGGGAATAAAATGAATAGGGATATAAAGTTTAAAGCGTGGATTAAAAAAGGTTGTGAATCCAAAATGGGAGAAGTAACTTTAATTAATCTTGATGAAAAATATATCAATTATATTATTTGCAACAAAAAAAAAGAAATAGAAATAATAGGGTTGGCATATTTCGATGAATATGAATTAATGCAGTATACAGGAATTAAGGACAAAAACGGTGTAGAAATTTATGAAGGAGATATTGTATTAATACGAATAGACAAAACAAATATTTTGCATAAAACAGTTGTAAAATTCAAACATGGTGCATTTATAGCTGATATAATCGGCGATAATGATTATATATATTTATTCCATTTTGGATTTAACAAAGACGACTTTGAAGTTGTAGGAAACATCTATGAAAATCATAAATTATTGGAGGAGAAATAATGGCCAGAAAATTAAAGACCAGAATAACAACAAAACAGGCCAATAAAGAAGCTAAATTGAATACAGATGTACATATGCTGTTATTTTCAATATATAAAGCAGCTAATTTACTATTAACAAAATTCAAACTTCATAGGCAACTTGGAATTAACAGGGACAATCAGGATAAATTACTTGAAATTCAGAATATAAAAATAAAGAGTATGGAACATTACCCCATACTTGCTGAATTCAAAGGAATAAAAAGTCTGACTGAACAGATTACAAGAGCTATGTTTCTATTTCATAAAAAGGAAATGAGACAGAAATATAGCCTTGATTCCAAAATTTATAAAAATAATTTATTACATGCAATATACTATGGATTAAGAAAAATTACTAACGAATATTATGTTGAAAAATGGAAAGAAGATTTACCTTGTGCCGATGAGGAAGTTGCAGATGCACTTGAAACTTTAAAGGATATAATTGTCAATTTTAAAGTAGTGCAGATATTTTCTGACAAAGATCTAGATATAGACCGAAATGTCAGAAAATACATACGTACTATGATTACTAAATTTAACAACAATTTTCTGCCGTACGTGACAGAAATAATTGAAAGTGGAAGTTAAAAATAAAAGGAGAAAAAATAAATGAATAAAAGAATAGCTAAGTTTATTATGTACGCAATAATAATTATATATGCCATGTACATAAGCTATAAAATTGATAACGCTAAAAATTTTTTAGAACTGGCCAAGGTGATTATTAAAAACACTTTATCAGTCACAGCAGGATATATATTAATAAAAATCAAAGAAATGAAATAGACAGGAGGAAAAGAATGGAACGTTGGAATAAATTAGTTGGAATGGTAAAAGAATTTTATATAGCATTCGGACAGCAGGAATTTTTAGAAAAGGAAATGACTGCTGATAGAATGAAATTAAGGGAGAAAATGTTCAAGGAAGAACAGACAGAATATGAAGTCGCAGAAAAACAAAATGATATAGTTGAAAAATTAGATGCTGTATGTGATATGTACTACATACACATAGGAACATTACTGGAAAAGAATAGAGGAGATGTTGAAAAAGTTGCATTAAGAATATTTTTTCTGGAAGATGAAAGGACTAGAAAAATCTTTAAATGGGAAGTGGAAAATGGTTTTGACAAGATTCTAATTCAAGCCTTTGAAGAAGTTCACAGAAGCAATATGTCAAAATTAGGGTTGGATGGAAAACCAATATACAGGAAAGATGGAAAAATAACAAAAGGACCGAATTTTTTTCCACCAAATTTGAAACAGTTTTTTTAAAAGAAATAAAATTTAAATAGGAGGAATATTAATATGAGAAAATTTAAAGTAAAGAAGCTAACTCAGGAATCAATAGAACGTATAAACCAGATATTTAAAATAATAGAAATCAATACCGGAAACAGAAGGGACATGAAGAAAGTAAATGAGAAACTGAACCAGTACTTCAGGGAACATATGAAAATTGATATATCAGCATTTGAAGAAAAATATCCGTTTGTAACGGACAGAGACTATACGGAAGTTGCAATTGAAAAAGCCACATTCCTGGCATGCCTTGGAATAGGATTAAGCTACGGAAAACTTACTGACAAGATGCACTTTAAACTGATTAAGAGTATACCGTTCCTGAAATTCCTGATTGACTATAAATTTGAGAATTTCGGAGCGGAAATATTCAGTAAACTGGGCCTCGATATCGAAGGATTTGACAATAATGGAAATCTCAGGGTAAGGAAAAAGGAAAACATGACAGAAGAACAGAAAAAGAAATGGAAAAATACAATGAACTATCTAGGGAATAATGTCATGAAGGTAGATCCTGAAAAAATAAATACAAATACTGATACAGAAAATAAAAATTTAAACTAATTAAACTGATAAAACTGATATTAATAAAAACGAAGGAGCAGAATATGGATAAAGAAACAGTGGATAATAATGAAACAGTAGGGAAAAGAATTAAGAAATGGAGAAAATTAAAAAAGATAACACAGGAACAACTGGCTCGTAAAATTGAAATGAATGTAAAAAGTATTCAACGTTATGAAACAGACACAAATCCTATACCAATAGATGTATTAAATAATATTGCAATAGCTTTAAATATCGGTATTGATAAATTGATTTATGAAGAAAATACTCAAAATACATCAGATATAAAACTGACAGATATTGAATATATCTATTATGAAGTCAGAGAAATAAATAGTCTTATGTTAGCATTAGAAGAAGGAATATTTGGAGACAACTGGAATCCGAAAATGTACATGGACGGATATAATCATGTATTGAATATGGTAGGCAATGTACAGGAAAATCTAAAAAAGTTAGTACATAGACTGGAAAATAAAAATATAGATTAATATTAAAA